GTCCAAAGACATCTATAGCCCCCCTATAGATACCTATCAAAAACTGACACGTCTGCCAATTTCTGTACATGTGTAGTTAGGTTTTCACTACACACGCTTCCATAATCCACATGGAAAATCTTCTCGAGAGCCGGGTTAATGATTACGTCACCAAGACGTAAATCAAGAATGCACTGCTTCAGAATGTACCATTCAGTATTAGTAGTACCGTAACGTTCATTCAAAGCCTCGTACGAAACCTCGTACGGTCGAGCCTCGGTTTGCAATCCTGCTCGCATTCTAATAGCCTCAACAATCGGAGAAGGTGGTTCGTTAACCAAAGATTCTGCTTTCATCTTCAATAGGGCCAACATCTGCGCGTCCAAATTCATCTTACGGAATTCAGACGGAGAAACTCCAAGGGCATCTGGAGTAGGAGGTCCATCTATACTACCGAAGGACCTCAATATGGCACCGTAAACCAACCATGACCGGCCTGAAACACGGTCATAGGCTCTTTTCAAGAAGGTTCCAGCATTTAAATTGTATCTACGAACTACTGTCATTTCCCATCCACCGTCGAATGCTGATTTCTTAATCAAATCCTCACTCAACACTTGTCCACCATCCTCAACACAGTTGTCATACAGCTTACTAAAAAATCCAATTTCAGCTATATTATTAAAACCGGTCGTCCCATTATTTCCAGAATACATAAAACCTTCAGTTGGTGTCAACGTAACATATTCCGATCTATTATCTGGATTCCGCAATGTAGTACTAAAACCGCATTGTTTTATGATTCCTGTCGCCCGGTCGAGAAGATCGACCTTACTGGCCAAATAAGCATAAGCAGTAAAAACTGCGAAGCCATTTGTAGAATCACAACTAGAGAAATCCGTCTCGTAAATCTCTATGCCGGACTGTGACTTATAGATTATAAAACCATCGTCACTAAAGAAGACCAATTTTAAAGAATTGACCTTCATGTCTAACAATTTAGAATACATCATATTGCATTTGTTAACCTCCTGACAATCGCAAAATTCGAGATAAAAGTCGCAAGGCATCTTATTCAAGAAACCTTCTCCTACAAATATCTCACGTTCCATCATTTGCTTAACAAAAGGGCATACGACATGGTCAAATAGAGTTAACCATTGACCGGAAGCGTAAAGCCTACCAACCTTCCCAACCTTACCAAACTCCCATTTAAATTTGGACTCAATCTGCCCATCATTGGCAATAATGCGAGAAAGTTGATTCTCAACATAATTGCGATATAACGCCCGCTTTGGATGTGGCAAAAAAGTTAAAACTTTTAGTAGTTCATAACTATCTAACCACTG